TTGTGGCTTACTTGGCTTTTGAGCTTTTTCTTGTTCTTGAGGTTTAGTGACACCAACAAACCCACCATCTTTTTCTTCAACGGTGTATTGATCAGTTAGACCTTTAGCTTTCAGTTGTTTTTCTAAAGTGGCTTTGGTCTTGAACGGCTTGCCAGCTTTGGTTGTGTAGTTAGTATCTGCCTCTTCAGTGACTTCAGAAATAGGTGTTGTTTCTGTACTAGGTTTTTCTTTTAATGCAATTTCTTTTAACTCATCTACTCTCTTCTGCCACTTCTGCGCCGCCTTTGTATTTCTTTGTGCGTTTTCGTTATTCCCGCTTTTGGCCAATTTTTCTGCTGCCTTATTGTAATATTCAGCCTCAAGCTCTGCCTCTTGTATGTCCCACTCTCTCAGCCTGTCAAAGTGTTCTTCAGTGTACTCACCCTGCTTGTCGTCAAAATCATCTTTGTACGCACGTCTTTCTTTTTTAACCTTGTTAATCTTTTGTGTGAGTTCGACAAGCTCTGGTTCAGGCTTGGCAATTTCTGGAAGATTATCTTTTGGCTTGACATCTTCTTCAGTTACCTCTTCTTGAGTTGGTGTTTCGTCAACAATAGGTTTAGTTTCTGCACTAGGCTTTTCTTCCACCTTAGTTTGCAGCTCTTCTAGTCTTGCTCTCTTCTTGGCAATATCACCCGCAACTTTCTCTTGCATCGCTTTAGGCTTCTTGCTTAAAACTTCAAGATTTCTAGTCAGCCACTCTTCTTCTGTCATACCAGCATCTTGCGCTGGCTCTTCGTACATTGAAGGCTGGTCTTCTTCGTAGATATTGACCATTTCTTCGCCATCTTTATCTACGTTTATTTGTTCTTTTACGGCTTTGTTGTTAGCCTTTTTATCGCTCAATCCTGTGTAAAGGTTTACGGCTCCACCTTGCCCCATACCAGCAGCAGCACCCATAACAGCGTCACCACCAACATCCGTCAGTACAGGCTTTCCAGTGCCTAAGTTTTCAAATACTTTTTCTTGGGCTGATTGTAAAAATTCTTCCCCAGTTTCAATAGCCGTACCTGTTGCTACTTTAGATAGTAGTCCTTTGCTTGAAGCGTTCGCCGCAGAATCTAAAGACTCTCCTGCAACCTTATTGGCTATTGCCACGTCAATATCGGAGACGCCACTCTTAGCACTAAGAGCCGCACCCAATCTAGATAGTGCTGCCGTACCAATACCTGCTGGTATTGCTGCGAGCCTGTCAACACTGTATTCTCCAACAGAGTCGGTGTCTGCAATGATGTTTTTCACTACTTCGCCAGCAGCAATAGAACCCTCACCCACTGCTGCGCCTGTCGCCCTACTCATATCAGCTATTTTCTTAAAGCCTGCCAGCTCCGCGCCACCCTTAATTCCTTTTGTAATAGCGCCACCACCAACAAGATATGGAAGTGAGCTTGCCACCAAGTTTATAACCTGAGCTGGGTGGTCTGCAATAAAACTACCAGCCTCACCACCTTGTGCTGCCATAGCCTCAATGTAGTCACCTATACTAGCGTCATCTCCCAGTGTGCCAGCCGCCTCTTGAAGTCTTCTAGACAGCTCCTGATTAATCTCTTTTTGTCTGTCAGAAAGAAGGGCGTCATCCATGTATTCGCCAGTTGACTGTAAAGCCTCTGATGCTGGGTCAGCTAAATGATGTACATAAGGCACAAGAGAACCAAGAGAGGTTATAGCGCCTAAAGCTTTAGGAATACCAGAAGCAAAACTGGTGGCAATATCGCCAACATCCCTAAATATACTAGTGTCTTCGGAGGTGTATTCAAAGTCATCACCTTCGTAAAGGTTAGCTTCGACCGCTGGATTTGACTCTCTTCTGGCATCCTCGTCCCTGAGAGCATTATTAATAACCTCGTCTGAAGTGCCGTCTGGAAACTCTATTTCCTCGTCATAAAAATTAACAACAATAGCCATTACTCAATTCGCCCAGTTTTAGGATTGTACGATCTGTTTTTCCCTTTTGGTTTGTTTGCATCCTGCTGCCCACCCTGTGGCGTATAGACCAACTCTTTATCAGTAAACCAAGTTTCCACATCGTTATCCAAACTTAGCATTGAAAGCATTGTTTGCTTAGTAGCTTGTTCTGCTGCGTACATATCCATACCTTTAGCTATAAAGCCTTGGTATATCTCGCTGGCTTTCTGCTCAAAGGCTGCGTAGTTTGCGTCGTTATCAAACTCTCTATCAGCGTCTGGGTATCTCTCGTCTATCGCAGTATTGATTGTGTTCATCATGCCCGTTGGGGTGATGTTGCTAGTGTCTTGAGTAAACTCCCCAGTGTTAGGATTAAATGTTCCATAACCCTTAGTGCCGTCTGGCATTTCCATTGTTTTAAACTGTGAGTTTGCTGGTGAAGAAGAGCTGTTATTACTGCTCGCCAAACCAGAACTTGTAGAGCCTAGCGCATACTGAGCATTTAAAATATTAAGTAATTCAGGACTGTCTTTCAACGCCTCTCTAACCACAGCCAATGTGTCGAACCTTTCTTGTTTGTCCTGTACGCCGAGTGCTTTACTTTGATTATCGTACTCACCGCCTGTGTTTAAGCCTCGCTGCCCCTCTACTTTCAAAGGATACATCTGATCGTTGTAGTTAAATGTTTGCTGTGCAGTGGCATTGTTCAACTTAGCCAACTCTAACAACTGAGCCATATTCAACTCATTAAAGTCAAACCTCTGATTGGCGAGATTTGTATTAGCCCTCATCGAGTCAAGACCAACCTTATCTTTCATCATCATTCGCTGAAAGTCTGCCTCATCGTTATAGGTACCAGCCCCTTGATTGATTGCCCCAAGTAACGAGTTAAAAAAGCTCATGTATATCTCCTATTTGAATAATTGGTTTCTTCTGTTTGAAGGTGCGATATTTGTCTCATCGTTAGAGAAGAGTACGTTTGACTTATCTTGTATAACTGGCTTCTTACTTGTACCGCCACCCAAACTAGCGCCGCCTGTCGCGTAAGCGCCTAACGCCTTTGACAGAATCATCGCCAGAGGATTAGGTTGGTATGCCTTTTCAATCTTGCGTCTTGAGACGTTGTTCCAGTAGTCATTAGCGTTCTTACCGATAACTCCTTGTCTTTGCATCGCATCCGCACTTGCTAGGGATTGGTCGCCCCGCAGCATCATTGGTGCGCTGATTTGTGCTTTTAAACCTGCCTTGGTTTTAGCAGCTCCAGCTACCTTGGCAATAGCGCCAGTAAGGGCGTCTTGGAAGGCTGAGTTTTTAACGCTGCCATCTGTGCCGTATTTGTTCACATCTTGGAAGTTGGTTGTAGAGTCAATGGCTTTGTTTGCCGCAGTTACCTTCTCTTGAACAATATCTGTCTTAGCTTGTTGTTCGTTCCCAGCTTCGTATTGCTGCAAGTTCTGCCGCATGATTTCATTAATCTTATCTTGTTCGCCCTTTTTCCTTGCGTTGGCAAGAGCCATTTCTTTTTCGCCACTCTTCTGTGCGGAATATTGCGACCCCGCTGAAACTAACATTGATGCTAATAGTGCTAACCAATTCATAATTACTCCTTATTGCTTGTGTAGTATGTGTTTCCAAAGCTGTTTTCGTCATCACTATTCATATAGTCGTTGTAACGATTGTTGCGATTGGTGCGCTTCCACTGGGTAAACATATTGTCCCAATTCTCCGATACGTTCGTCTCTTCTGCTCTATCAATATTGAGTTGCATGTTAGTCTGAGCGTTGTCTACTGCTGCCGTCTGGTCGAGGCCAGCTTGTACCGAGTTAATCAATGTTTGTCGGGTGCGTTCATCGCTGGTCTTTAAGTCGTTCTTAGACTTATCAGCTATCTCGCCAACTCGTAATATGTTTTCGTTGTATTCAGCCAATTGTTTTGCTTTCTTATCAACACTGATACTTGAATTATCTAAGCTGTTTCTTGCCAAACCAAAGGCTAGATCAAGTTGGGCATCGTCATAACTCTTGTTGAGTTCTGTTGTATTCAGATCAACAATATTCTGACGCTGGTCTGCGTACTCTGTATCTCTGGCTGTTGTGCCAAACAAAGCATTTACAGCCGCAATACCGTCTTGTATCGCCTCCTCTTTTGCCTCTTGATACTCTCTTGCTTCATCGCCCGCATCTGTACCACAACACATAATTCTTACTCCTTAAAGTTATTGTAAAAAACATTCCCAATGGTGGTCGCGCCCATCCCATTAAAAAACTTTTCCGACTTTTGTATATCAATCCCTGTGCTTGTCATAAACCACAAGCCTTTAGCGCCCATTTCTTTGCCCCACTTAACGCCCTTCTTAAACAATCTATAAGCATCCATTGAACCTCTTTTCTCTGGCACAACATAAAATCCCTGCTCCATTAACAAAGTGTCCGAAGTGAAGTGTGGCGAGCCAAGATAAACACAAAGTAAACCATTGTCAGAGACCAGACACCTTTTATCTTTATCATCAATAAAGCTAACAAAATGCCTTACAGCGCTATCCAAGTCCCAAGTGAGCTGGTCGCCAAAAACACCCTCATGCATCGCATCGTGGTGATATTTCACCATTCTTGGAATGTCATCGTGTGTCGCCTCTCTAATCACATAACCCCCATTGGGTCGTAAGCAATATTCACTAGGTTTAATTCCCAGTTCAAGGCGTCGTTATTAACAAACTTCGGAGAAACGTGAGTAGCAACCAAAGGTAGTGCAACCATGCCTTTATCTCTAAAGTCTCCCTGTACGTCAACCTGATGCGTTGTAGTCTGGTTTTCAATGCCAACCTTAAAGATTGCTGTGCAATTACCCACCTGTGAAATATCAAAACTGTGAATCTGTTTTAAAGCCGTGTTCTCTTTAAAATCCAAATCTGAGAACTGGGCAATCACTTCATAATTTGTGCCGTTATCGGTAAATACACTTGCGTCGGTCACATAAATATTAACACCGCTCTTAAACACCACTTCATTGTTGTGCATAACCATGTCGTCAATAGTGAAGTCGTATTCGTAGTATGACCAAGCCGATAATTTAGCCGTCTTAGAAAATGAATAAACCCAAACCTTGTTGCCAATCGCACACCAATACTGGCCTTCTTTATGGTTGTATAGTGAGATAGCTCCTGCCTTAACTAGAGGGACAATTAGCTTGTCAATCGGTGAACCTACATCCATATCAGCCAGAGACTCAACACTGTTCTGTACTGCAATAGAACGGAAGCCTGACTCTGATAAGAAGTACAAATCACCAGAAACATTAGATAGTGATCTATGCTCGTTTGAACCCTCTAAAATTGTTGCCCTGTGACTTGTCAATACTGGGTCTGGGTCAACAGCCCATTCTAGTGAGCGGTTATTGTGCATGACTATCAGTGAGTTTCGATACTGACTAATTGCGGTTACATCTGTTGATGTATCAGTGTAGTTGCCTGTGGCAATAAAACCCGCGTTATTAATTGAATTCCACTTTCTAGGATTATTAACTTCACAAAATCTTACAATGTCGCCATCCTTGGAGTAGACCTTAGAGCCTGCAATTGAAAACACTGGAGTATGTGGGCAGTCTGATTCAAAGGTATCTGGGTTGCCATCTAGGTAGTGGTATCTTGGTGTGCCTGAATAATCCGCGCATAAGAAGATAAATCCACCAAACAACACCGCTGAATGAATGCCTGTTAAAGTGAGACTGTTATAGCCAATTTGGTTGTACTGTACACCACTTGGTACGGTTACGTTTGCCGCAACATCTGTACCAAATACATGGACTAAATTGTTCGCTGAATACAGGCCAAAAGTATTGGCTGATACCGCCCCCATAGAGGTGGTGCCTTTGCGCTTAGTGATCGTCTTACCTGTATTAATGTAGGCGTTCTTTAAATCCACCAGACGATTAGCTGAAGAGACCGACGCTGGTTTGCGTACATCAATTCCTACTGACCATTTTTTAACTGTTAATGTCTTCATTTTCTAAAGTATCTCTTCATCCCTAATACTGCGTCTCTCTTCTTCTCAAGCTGTGCTTTGAACTGTTGCTGCTCAACCTGTGAATCTAATCTGTAATGGTTCTTAACATCGACCAAAGCCAATAAGAATACAATCTCATCGTCTACCGTTAATAGGTCTGCGTCTTGGGTTAAGGTTGCTGGCTTTTTAAAATACTCAAAGCGAATTGAATAGGTTTTGTCAGGCATTGGATTAACCAATAGCTGGCCGTCTCTGACGTCATACTTAGTTGGGATTGAACGTGTCGTCTCATTCTCATCAAGATAGTTAACGCCATTGCTTAGTCTCTTGTATCGACCACTGTCATCAGTAATCACAATATCCACCAACTGACGATAATCACAATCAGTCGGGAAGTCGTACAACACCGAACCAGCCACCACATCTTGAGAGCTAACCTTACGAATCTTGCCGAAGTCATACTGAAAGAATAATTGGTTTTGTGCGTGTTCAATAATGCCATCGATTAACAGCTTATTGTTATCGTGGCCTTGGGTATCTGAGAAGCCCAATCTAACCAATATTTCTTTTCTAACTTCTTGCAATGATTTCATATTATTTTCCTTTCGCTAGTTGGGCGCCGAAGTAGAACTCCACAATCATGGTTGCCCAAGTGAACACCTCGTCAAATTTAATCAGACCGCTTACTGTCACATACTCAATCTGGTCTGGTGTAATGGTAAAACCAAGCAAGCTGAATCCCTCACGGACGGTTGGTATTACAGTTTCTACGTTGAATAATACTGGTGCGATTTGCGTAAATATTATTAAACCTAGAATAGCGAAGATGATGAACCTTCTGTTCCAAGCAGCCATCGGTGATTCTTTATCTGCTCTGTCTCTCGCGTTATTAATAGCATCATTCTTAGCGGCGAATGCCTCAAGCATTAGCTTCTGATTATCAGTTGCAGCTTGACTGCGTATCGCTAAGAGTTTGGCAAAAAAACCTAGTAGTATTGGTACAGCATTAGTTAGTATGGTTATCATCATTGACTCCCTGTGTATAGAGCGTATGCTTTCTCAGCCATCAATTCAAGATGGTCGATTCGTAATTCCATAGCACTGATTGTGCCTGTAAGCTGGCCGTAAGCCACAACAGCTCCACCAATAATTCCAACTAAAGCGATGATCGTTTGTAATTCTATCTTCATAATAAAATCCTTATATTAGCCAACACATCCAAAGTAACGTAGGCTGCAATTGCGTAAACCCAAAATCCTAATCCCTTACTCACAACTGGCTTGTAGCCAGAAAGTAGTCATTAAATACACTGTCCAAACCATCTATCCCAGTTACTATTACTGTCAGCAGTCCTATGACAGCGACTATGTATATCTTCACTTTCTTCATTCTTTGTAGTTGTGAATGATGTCAATCATCTTGTCCAACTTATCATCAATCCTTTGGAACATCTCTTTATTGTCGTTCTGCATTTGAATGATTTGAGCCTGAACATTTGCTTGTTGACTTTGTAGTACAGCCACATCTTTCTCAATACCAGTGATGTAAACAATGGCACTTAGGATAAGTACGCCTGTTGTCGCTATATGACTTAGGCTGATTGCTTTGCTAACGTGCCATTTCTCACTCATTTATTGCTCCTGATTCATTACTGCCATTTGTGCTTCTGCTTCTGCATTGCGTTCTGCCGCTGACTTAACATCAGCACTTAACACCACTGCTTCTTTATCAGCAGGGATGCTGGTTACTTCTGGGTCATTGGTCATTCGCTCAACTTCGTCCTTGTAGATTTCATCGATTGCTTGTCTGGCTCTATTCTTGAGGGCGTTCTCAGCCCAATCCTGAACATCAAAGGCAACGTATTCCATTGCTTTGTTTTCTGCGTCTGTTAGTTCTATTGTGTAATGATTTGACATGATATTTCCTTTATTTAAATTAACCGATTAGGTGTCCAGAGAAGTAGTTGTAACCCGCACCGTAAGTGGTATAACCAGAGTGGACATTTACATAATCATTTGCACTTAAATACACAGACAATGTAGAAGTGACTGTTGCGTAACCAGAGTATGCTCGTGTATTCTCTGTTTGTCTTATAGTGCTACCGTTCTTTTGAAAATCTAAACGAATATGCCCAGAACCCCTGCTTAAAACTGTGCCTGAAAAGTGATACATCCCTGATACTGGTGCAGTAAATTTACCCGTAGACGAACTGAAATGCCCTCCAATATTGGTCTCAACAGTTGCAAATATCTGAACTCCTGAAGCGGCAGTGTTACCACTTGCGCTTGACTTAGCACTAAAAGCTGGCTGACTAGGCATTGTGACTCTGCTTGATGAGTCAATTCTTAAAGCTTCTAAACTATTACTTTTAAAGAAAAGTGCATCGTCTGATACATCGTGGATAATTTGATGTCTTACATCATCTGCTTCTGTGCCAAACAATATGCCGCTGTCATTGCTGGTATCAGTTTTAAATTGTAGAAATGCCCTGTCACCACTGTTGCCAATTTGTAATCTACTGTCACTGTTAAAAGCATCACCAACATCTACACCAATCCTCACGTTGCCATCACTGGCTATGCGGAGGCGTTCTGTGTCGTTGGTTTTAAACACCATAGCGGCATTATCAGCATTAACAAACTGGCATTCACCACCATTGTAATTCTTAAAGAAGAATCCGTTTGTGTTTGATGTTTGTCTTAAACGTATCTCAACAGGGTCGCTTGATGCTTCAATATGCAATTGCTCTGTAGGAATACAGCCTATACCCACGTTGCCTGATGAGGTGATGCGGAGGCGCTCCGCAGCACCTGCATAAAATTGTAAATAATCAGCAGCCGTTCCTGTGCCTAATCGTACTGCATTGCTGCTTCTTCGAAGTACAAGTTGCCCTGATGAGCGTATTGCCTGACCATCAGCTATCTCAATAGTGCCGCTAGAGGTAAGCCCATCAGCAGTAACCGTACCAGTAACATCTAAATTGCCACTAGGTATTGACACATTCTCACTCGAATCAATAGTAATAGCAGTAGCATTACCATTGTCATCAATAGAAGGAGAGCCATCGGACTCAGCCCAAGAGTAATTAGTTCCGTCAGACTTTAAGAACTTGCCTGACTGTCCAGCTTGGCTAGGTAAGTCATCACCTGCTCCGAGTTTCTTAGGTTGTTTTCCGATGTATGCCATTATTAATCCTTATGCCGTTGCTAAACTTTCTTTCAATGAGTTGACGAACGCATCCTTGCCAAACGCAAGTTGTTGAAGGTTGAACTGTGATGACTGAATCTTACGGTCAAGGTCAGCAATATGATTTACATACGCTTGTTGTTCTTCGTTCATATCCTCGAACATATATTCTTTGTCATCGATTGTTACTGGTGTCTTTTCTTTTTGTTTTTTAGACATTTCTTACTCCTAAGTGTTAGGCAACTTCTTCTAACACCACATCCCACGGCTTGCCTGTTACCGTAGCTGGGGCTTTCTGTTCTTCAATCTGAGCCAAGAGGTTTGCTTCTAAACCCTCATCTAGGGTTAGCCAACTGACTACCAGTTCCTCTGTTAAATCTTCAAAGGCTACAAAGGTTGGAGAGTTCTCGTCTCGTGTGAATCCTTGTGAGCCATAGGCTGATGCTGAGTATTCACCGTCTGTTACTGAAGCGTTCCAGTGGGCGGTGATGACTGTGTTGTCTGCTGTGTTTCTTTCTAGTTGGTTGATTGTTGTAATCATTTGTTACTCCTAAAGCGATGCGATGATAAATGCTAATAGTTCTGGGTATCTAACACCCAGCCTTGTTCTTTCTTCCCCAGTTTCTTCGTCTGTCCAAGTGCTTGAGATGAACATTGCGTAACGTCCAGCGTCTAAGCCTTCAGCCACAAAAGCGTCTTGTAAGTCCTGTGCGATAATTCCGAAGTGAATACGAGCGTCATCACCTTTAGCCTCAACCTTATCAATCCATCTGAACTTGCGTAGTAACCCTTTACAAGCTACTGCTACTCGTTGCTCTGCGTCAGACAATTCTTCAATGTCTTGTTTCTCGTTTCTATCAGAGGTTTGGATTGTGCCGTTGGTTGCGTAAATGTCATCGAATCTTGCATTGGAATGACCAAGGTCTAGGGCGTTGTCACGAATGGTATTGTTTGCAACGGAATGAGGTTTAATCTTATTAGCATCATCATCAAATAGCAAAGCGCAGTTAATACGACCAATGGCAATTTCGCCATCCCACGTTGAAATATTTCCAACCGTTGTGCCGTCTTTACGGAAGTCTATGAGGTTGCCATCTGAAGATAGGCGATTCAGATAGACAGGAGTATCGCCAGACCGAGTAACCCTAACTGAGTCACTATTGTGCAACTCAATACCAACAGAAGCTAGGTTAGAACTGGTCTTACCAACAAGCACGTTGCCTGATGAGTCGATGCGAGCCTTTTCAACACCCGCTGGAAAGAACGCAACATCATTACCAACACAGCCAATCTCTGCACTGCCAGCACTATCTGTGAATTCAATAGCAGCGACACTATCTGTACTCTCAAACTTTGCCACAACATTTGATGTACCACTATTTACGTGGAGTTTTCTGTCAGCTGAAGTTTCACTAATACCAACGTTGCCATCCTCTGCCAACACTACTTGGTTGTAAGTATTCGAGTTTGCCCTAAGTTCTAGCTTATCCCCAGAACTGGCGTAGATAATAGCTGAATCATTACCGTTACTTTCAGAGATAGTTATACTTCTAGTTGTAGACCCACCAGAGAAACTGTCGGCTCTAACCGAACCAGTAACATCAATACCTGTTGAGGTTGTGGCGAGTTTCTCTGAGCCATCCCAATATAGTTTTGCAACTCCAGTATCAAATGTTGCCATTTCAGCAGATGTATCATTTCTCCTAATGGTTACACCAGTTGAACCACTGATATATAAACTACCCTGACCCGCCTCATTTATATAGGAATGAGAACCACTATGATAAATCTGCAAGTCATTGCCAGCACCAAACTGTGCTTTGACATTATCACCAAGACTTATGTCACCCCAAGAAGAATCAGTGCCATCCGTAGTTAAGAACTTACCACTATTGCCTGTCTGTGTTGGAAGTGAATCACCAGCAGCTTCACCAATATCAATAATCGATACAGCTTCAATAGCATCGCCAGTATCAGGAGCGGCACTTAAAGTTAATGTTGTGCCTGAGATTGAGTAAGCATCTGTATGTTGCTTAACACCGTTGATTGATACAAGAACTGCTTGTTCGCTTGGTGGTACTTTGCTCAGTGTGAATGCTGTGGTTGAGCCGTTGCCCGTAAAGGAATCAGCTACTACATCTGAGGACTTGAGTTCTGTTTTTCCGATGTATGGCATTAGTTGTCTTGCTCCCCAAATAATGTTTGTAGTTCTTGCTCAATCGCCTCAATATCTGGCTTTTCAATGTTGTCTTTGATAGACTGAATGTGTAAGAACCAAGTGCCTGTTTTTGCTTGCTCACCAAGTAAACCGTTGTTAATGTCATCCCAAAGAAGATTTAGCTGGCTTCCCATCTGACCGTATTCCTCTACTCGCTTATTTCTCCAGCCATTCAGTTCTTCAAGTTTTAGTGTTATGTTTTCTGGTGGTATATTCATAATTAGTATTGGTTAGATGATGAGGATGTCCAAGTATTACTAGATGTAGTCAACACGTGGTTATAGCCAGTTGGGTTTTGAAACCATCCGCTAACGTGAAAACCAGCATAGTAAGCACTCGTACCTACATACACTCTTAGACAAATATAATTATCTGACGATAAATATGTGTGACACGACCCAGTACCTGCGATTGTTGTGTTGCTCATTGCAGTCGTATTTGTGCCACCATAAGCATACCCAGTTGCTATCATTTCTAATGGGGCTACTGTGCCATAATTGTATCCATTAATATCGAACCGATACATAATCGAACTGGTTGGCGATATGTTGGTCTTTACGTGGTGGTATAATAGTGTGCTTCCACTTGTCATTGTGTGATAGAAGTTCTTGTAGTTCCTACCACCGTTATAGTGTTCAGTCAGTACACCACTGTTGTTAGTGCCATCACCTTTTGCGTGAATTATTCTTTTTGGGTCTAGTGTGCCAACTCCAAGCAAACCCGCAGAGGTTACACGCATACGCTCTACGTTGCCACTTGTTGACCAAAAGCGCAACGCTCCACTACTACTACCACCGTCATAATCTAAGCGTGAGTTGGTTTGATATAACTGGATGTCATCCGTAATACGCATCTTGCCGACAACGTGTAGCTTCTGACTAGGGGCTGTAGTCCCAAGTCCTAAACCTGTGCTTGTAAGGCGGCTTTTCTCACTACCAGTAATTTCCCAAGTAAATGCACCAGTGCTGTGGCTTCTTAAAATGTTACTTGCGCCAATACCACGCACATAAATACCAGCGTTTCCTACGCCTACATTGGATAAGTAAGCATAACCATCGCTTGTTGCAAGAGCCATATTGCCAGTAACATCAATACCTGTTGAGGTTGTGGATAGCTTGTTTGAACCGTTGTAGAATAGATCAACAGAGCCATCTTTAGCAAACCCTGCCATATTCTCGCCAATATCAGACCTAATTTGAAAACTAGCAGCATCGATTCTTAAATTTCCAGTGCCTGTGTCCTTGATGTAGCTATGACTACCATCGTGATAAATCTGTAAGTCATCACCAGCACCCAGCTTAATCTTATCGTTATCGCCAAGGTTTAAATGACCTGTGAGTGCTACATTATTACTCGAATCAATGGTGATAGCCGTAGCGTTACCGTTATCAGTGATACTAGCCGCACCACCAACACCAACACCTAAATCCTCAGAGGCAATTGAGCCATCTAAGATGTTTGAGGATTTAATCTTCGTTAATGCCATTAGCTAATCTCTAGGATAGATGCGAAAGCAGATAAGTCACCTGCTGCGCTTGCGGTTATCTTTAATTTGTCGTTACCCTCTAGGTTTAAAGGCTTGTCCAGAATAAGTGTTGAATCTGCTGGGATAGGAACTGTCTTTGCAATGGCAACGTAAGTCGTACCACCATCGTATGTGACTTCAACCGTAGCATCTACTGCGCTTACACCATCCACATTGGATAAGTAGAGTGAATGAATGAGGCATTGTTTGCCCGATCCGCAAGTGTAAATAACATCACCTGTTGTTGATATGTTTGTGTCACCTGCGTTTACGAAATTATTTGCCATATTAGCCTCCTAGTGCTATTGCCATGGCTACTGCTGTGCCACTTGTTTCTTTTGTATCTAAGGTTGTTTGAAGGTTAGACACTTCTGAGATTGAATGACTTGAGGGGTGTGAATAGTTATTAGCACTTGTTGCAATGCCGTCAAGTTTGGATTTAAGGGTTGTTGTAAAGTTCTTCTGTGTTAAACCACCATCACCAATAGAGTAAGTTGTGTCTGTGAATAAAGCACCACTTGGCACATTGGTTAGGACTTGTGAGTCATCTACCTTGCCAGCAAGGTTTGTGGTGACTGTTGCAGCGTAATTGGCATCATCACCAAGAGCTGCTGCTAATTCATTAAGTGTATTCAGGGCTGCTGGTGAGCTGTCTACTAAGTCTGAAACCGCTGTATTAACAAAAGACTCTGTTGTCTTCCCATCAAGAGCAGTTTGTAATCCGCTTACCTCTGAGATGCTGTGGTTTGTTGGGTGGCTATATACAGTGTCTGTAAACACGGCGCCAGAAGGGACATTGGTAAGAACTTGTCCATCATCAACTTTAGCATCTAAAGCGGTTTGTAGACCAGTTACTTCACTAATACTGTGCGCTGTCGGGTGGGTATACACGGTATCAGTGAAGGCTGCGCCAGTAGGTACATTTGTCAGTACCTGCGAATCATCTATCTTGGCATCAAGGGCTGTTTGTAGACCCGAAACTTCAGTAATTGAGTGTGTCGATGGGTGCGAGTAAACGGTGTCCGTAAACAAAGCGCTACTTGGCACATCTGTTTGTACCTGCGAGTCATCAACTTTAGAATTAAGCGCCGACTGTAAGCCAGTGACTTCTGTAATAGCATGAGCTGTTGGATGGGTATAAATCGTATCGGTAAAGACAGCACTAGCAGGGACATTGGTAAGTACCTGAGTGTCGTCTACTTTGTCGTTTAGCTCCGTCTGAAGCCCTGTAATTTGAGAGATTGAATGCGAAGCAGGGTGAGTGTACACCGTGTCCGTAAACACTGCGCTAGAAGGCACATTTGTTAATACTTGCGCGTCATCAATTTTGTCGTCAAGAGCGGCCTGTAAACCTGCAACTGCGCTTATCGGGTGTGTAGATGGGTGAGTGTAGATCGTATCAGTAAATAAAGCATTTGCTGGAACATCAGTTAAGACTTGTGAGTCGTCAATCTTGCCGCCCAGAGCGGTGTTCATTGTTCCTATAAAGTCACCATCATCACCAATGGCTGCGGCTATCTCATTGAGTGTGTCTAGTGCTTCTGGCGCACCTTGTATAAGGGCGCTATAGTCATTAAGTGAATTCGCTAAACTTCTGGCTTTGCTACTCATACTATGATGGCTCCGTTGGGAATGCTACGTTTGGAAACTCTTGTGGCAAATCTCTTAATGCCTGTCTATACTCAAGCCAAGCGCCCTTGTCTATATTTGGATAGTCAACAGTGGCTCGCCAATCTGTCGCTATCAATAACTTGTTTCTAATATCTCTAATCTCATCAATTTCCATAGCCACAAAGTTGTCGCTACTTCTATCAAACTTCATGCCTAGAGTTGGTGTGTCATAATCATCTTCAGCCAAGAAATCCATCGAGGTATCAATAGTCTCTCGCATTTGCACAAGCGTTAGTCCTGTATGTAATACTCTGCCTGTTTTTGATTCAATTACTGTAAACATATCTATACCAAAGTTACCGAAATACGAACAGCTCCATCCGAGCCTTTTCCACCCGAGGCCGTACCTGTTCCACCATTTCCACCCTCAGCAATTGTTACCTTTACAAAGTAGGTTGAGTTGGTTACTGAATAAGCTGAAGGGGTTGAATAAGAGCCAACCGCACCGCCATTTCCAACGTCATCGCTGCCCCAATATGAATCGTGTGCGCCACCTCCACCACCCGATGATTGGCCGCTTGCCGCTGTACCATTATGTGAATCATTACTACTAGGATTTGAAACACCTGTGCCACCAGTACCAATAAACAAAGAGTCGTTAGGATTAACTGGGTCGAAGCTACCTCCTGTCGGCGAACCACCTCCAACAACACCTCCCGCGCCACCTGATGCGGTATAAGTCGCAATCGTTGAGGACTCGTCAGCATTTAAAATTTGAATTGTGGTTGTGCCACCCGATAAACCATTTGTTTCGCCCGAGCCTCCTGACCGCGCTCCCGCACCACCACCGCCAGCACCAGACAGCTTAAACGTTAGTGTCGCATAGGCACTAGAGATTGGGAAGTAGTACACACCAGCAGAGTTGTACTCCACAGGAGAGTTTGGCAGTGCTGGTGTTGATATTGTTGTTGAATCTGCAAAGTCGGCGCCAACAATGGTTACACCCGCATCATCGACTTGAATATAACTTGTGTTGTTACCTGCTAAAAATACTGGAATATTACTACCTGACCTATTACCCACAAATACGCCTGAAGTTGAATAGTCACTATAGGTTGTTTTCTTAAAAGTAAAGGAGCCACTAGCCGCATTAATATCCAACTGATCGTTAACATTAATCTTATTGGCTGTGACCGCACTAGCAGATAGTTGGGCAGTATCAACGGAAGCACTGGTAATCATGCCACCATTAATAGTAGTTGTATTGTTATTGACAGCGTTAGCCACCTCGTCTGGCAATGTCGCCGCATCCGCAGCAGTTAAAGCTGAAGCCGCCGTACTAGAGGCTGAATTTGCAGTGGTTTGCGCTGACGCAGCATCCGATATAGCTGTATTGGCATTTGTATTTGCCGTATTAGCCGTTGAGTTCGCCGTATTTGCCGTATTTGCCGCTGAAGTTGCATCACTCTGAGCGGTTGTTACGTTTGAATTTGTGCTGTTTAAATCGGTCTGTGAGGCCGCACCAATAGCCGAAGATGTAAGCGCATTTGTACCCGATACAATCAGGTGACTTACACCCAAAGAACCAGCAGTAATTTTTGAACCGTTAATGGTTGTGGTGTTGTTATTGACCGCTGCTGCTACTTGCGAAGGTGTGACCGCATTGGCTGCTACATTAGCAATAGTGGCTAGAGCTGATGAGGCATCTGAAGCTGCTGTGTTTGCTGTATTTTGCGCTGTTGTAGCTGATGAGGAGGCGCCGTCTGCTGTTGACTGCGCTGTAGTTACATTCACATTAGTTGTGTTTAAGTCAGCTTGTGTGCTTGCCCCAATAGTCGAGGGCGAGACAGCGTTTGTGCCAGAAATCACCAAAAGACTAGCACCAATGGTTCCAGTAACAATCTTGGAGCCATTTATAAGTGTTTGATTATTGTTAACTGCTGCCGCTACCTCAGACGGAAGGGTTGCAAGGTTTGCTGCTGTTTGTGCTGCTGCTGCGTCTGTAACACCTTGGTTTGCTGTAGTTTGAGCGCTTGCTGCGTCTGTAACCGCTGTATTAGCGGTACTTTGCGCTGCGTCTGCTGAACTTTGTGCTGTTGTTACATCTGAATCTGTTCCAGCGCCAATAGTTGCAGGAGTAATTGCCCCAGTGCCTGTAATAGTCAATGTGCCAGAGGTAATACTGTTGGCTGCTATCTGATCACTGGTAATGGTGTTTGAGGCAATTTGAGAGGCGGTAATACTATTAGCTGCTATCTGGCCTGCGCCAATAGTGTTTGCCTGAATCTCAGTCGATGTAATGGTACCAGCCGCTATTTGACCAGCAGTAATGGCATTGGCTGCAATATGATTAGCGCCAATCTCACCCGCTAAAATTTCATTAGCAGTAATAGAGCCTGCTGAAACGTGAGAAGTATTAACAGCATTCGCAGCTATCTTGTCTTCATTGATTGAACTATTTAATATTTGCGCTACCGTTACCGCGTTATCGGCAATGTGTTGGGTGTCAATGACGTCATTCAAGACTGCTGTGACACCCGAGGTAGAAATCGAAATATCGCCTGTATATGTTGGTGGTGCGTATTGCGGGAATGTGTTTGTTCCGTCGGTCACACTTGTTGCTGTTACATAAATCTGTGCTGTATTACCAATCGTGGCTAGTGCTGCTTGAACACTTGCATCTAGGCTTGACACCAAGGAGTTTGAAGCGAATCTCGCGTCTGCTTGTGGTTTGTTGTAATGATTAGAAAGGTCGAAGTTACCAAAGGCATAGATGTTAAGTTCATCACCAACCGACAGTGCTTCGTTCATTACAATCGTGTCTGAGAAGGCTGTGTAGTCTGTGCCAGCCTCCATAAAGATACCATTCAAGGTAACGATTTCAATGCCTGTGTGTAGCTCTAAAGAGTCAACACCTGCATCGTCAATACCTGTGATATTGATTTGTCCTGCTGTCGCTGTATAGCGGAATTTGTGCATGGTACTAATACCAGAGGCAAGTGATTTAACCCAGCCATTACTGGTGTAAACCATAAGGTTTTTGATCTCAGAATCGTAAAAGATAGCGCCGTTTACTAAAGGGTCGCCATCATTATCGAGTGAGGGTGCTATTGCCTTTGAGCCTAAATATCGGTCATCAAAGTTGTCATACATTTGCGCCGCACTGGACGCATGAGAGGCCGCATCTACCGCACTTTGACTTGCGTCTTCAGCGCTGTCGTAAGCAGATATAGCGCTGGCATTAGCATTAGCTGCTGCGGTTGTAGTGACGGCAGCCAGAGTAGTAACAACCTCGTCTTTTAACTGATCGTTACCAACACTATCATTCGACAGTTGCCCGTCGTCCTTCTGAATGATGTCAAGGTTAACGCGTATCTCATTCGTGGTGGTGGTGATGTTATCGAGTTCACGATTAATCTCACTGCCTTCAGCGTTGAAATCTTGGTACGCGGTAAAGTCTTGCTCTCTTGTATATCCTACAGGCTGCGCCATTAACTAAACCTCAAATAAATGTGGGGTCAAAGAAGGAAAACCCCACAACCGTTACGATGGGCTTCCTATGAATCCATCTTCAACTTGTGTGGCGGCATATTGCCCTTCTACGCCATCTTTTGCCAAGGCATTCATCAAGTCAGCTTCACGCTTAAATGCGGAGCCGTCTTTCTTTGTGAATACTTCAGCGTCGTTTG